TACTAATCCATTGTATATTTTTCCACCATTGAAAAACTGCGAATCTATATTTTTTTCAACCCAATGCAATCCAGAAAAATAATCCTGTGATAACTGTGTATTACTATCCCATACCCAACGATACTTTTCTTTTAACACAGGCACGTCTTTTCCAATACTAAACGTATTATCATCCCAATATGGATAGCATGTGTTTCTAACTATTATATAATATAGTTCTTGATTAAACCTATGCTTGCTGAAATTATCATTTATAAAGTCAACACTATATGTTTTATTGATATAATTTTTAACTATGTGAGATTGTTTAATGGTTATAAGTGGAGAATGTGGGCTAATATAGAATGGTTCTAGTGTAAATGGTTGAGGAAGAGTATGTAATTCTTCCCAATTCCATGCATTTGATACATCTAAGAATGCAGATACCCATTTACCGCTATCGTAAAAAATTCTTGGTTTTTCTAGTCCAAGTATAATTGCTATCTTCTTACCACTATCTGCAAGTGTTCGCCATGATTTATTCTCTTGGAAAATCTTTAATTTGTTAATTTGAGCAGAAACTAGATTAGGTTCGGCAGATAGAGTCCATTCTGGATTTTTTAAATCAGTTTTATCAAAGTATGGATTTTCATCAATTTTAGTTACTGTTATGCCTAACCCTTGAACTTTTTCTAACATGCCACTGGCAGAGTGTATAATTTCAAGATTAGTAAGATTTTTGTGTTCATTGTGACTAGTATACCAACAAAAAACCTCATCTAACTTAATATCATTGTTTATAAAAGTTTTTAGGGCATTACTGCTATCACTGCCGCCACTATATAGTAATACAACATGATCATAATTTTCTCTTAGCTGCAATGCTCTTTCTTTATATAACTCTGTCAATGTTTGTGCAGGTTCAATTGTCCAGTCAATGCGGTTGAAAGTATGGTCATGATAATAAAAACGAATATTGTTGGTATTTTTCTGCTGGGCAGCTAAAACACTTTTTACTTTACTAAAAACAATGTCATTGTCTACAAGCCAAAATCCAAAATTATGAACTTGTGGTGGCAGTGTTGTTGGGTCTAACATACTTTAACTTTAACCTACTACTAGTTTTTTGTCAATTTATGTTAGCATAACTGCATACAGCACGGCGTCTCTTGGCTATTTTGCCCGATAAAGGATAACAATCCCTGCGTCGTTTTTTATTGCCGACGCCACTATATGCGGCGTTACAAATTTATTTATTAACTACATGCAAGCGATACAAAATCTTTATTCAACGTCCAAAAACGATCATAATCCATGATTGCCCAACGACGTTCTTTATATTGATAAAGCATATGATTCTCTACAAATAGTGGCACATCATAATAAGAATCAAACTCAACTGCTACAAATTTGCCTTTGCGATTAAATTTCATAATAAGAATATTAAAGTCACCTTCATCACTGGCATCTAACAACTGATCTAACCATACATTTAGCTGCTTACATTCACCACCAAACAGTTGATGGAAGGGAAAATCACCATAACTTTTACATTCTGCATTAAACTTAGGAAAACTTTGACCAGGTATAATGTCACCCTTGAACGAACGAATCTGTCCTTCGTGTAAGAATTGTTTACGTTTGGTGTTAGTGCCACCAACATATGCTCCGCTACCTGGTGCACGAATAAATGTTTCACCATACAAATTAGTAAGGTGCTTGGCAACATCACGTTCCCAACTATTGCCTTTGTTTTTACTTGCGCTTGGCATAATACTTTTTTAAACTCTTTTTAAATTTTTGATTATTGTGACCAGCTTTATCAACAATAATTTGAATAAAATATTTTGGACTAGCGCCTTTTAAGTGAAAATTATCGCTGCTGTGATAATGATTGCGTAAAAAACCTTGTAGTTGACCAGCACGTTGATATGGCATTATTTCTTTAATACTTAAATATTCCCTGTCTTCTGGCCAGCAAAAATTTAAATTTTCATTCCAAATATCTACAGGCACAGGATTTAAACACTTTTGTTTTTGCTCTTTGTATGCATAAAAATGTTTTGAATTTAAACCAGCATTATTTTGATCAAAAATAAAAGTTCTACTGTCTGCATCTTGAAGTGGAATTAGTAAATTATATAAACTTTGATCTTCATCTGCTGGTTTCCAATCACAATGAATATCCCACGGCAAATATAAAATTTGAAAATTTACAGTAGAAAATTCAACTGGAAAATCAAATATAGTTTTGATTTTTTGAAGTAAAATTTTCAAATTTGGTAAATTATCTTCAGTTTCAACATTTGCAAAACTTTTTTCTTTGGCTATTAGTTGATCTTTGAACATACCAGTTTTATTAATAAAATCCTTTGATACGCCATTATTCATACATTCTGATAAAACAGAACTGATATGTTCTCTATCAAAAAAATTTTCATATGTAAACGTATCTTCCATTATATAACCTCTTTATCATTACTTATTTTTTGTGCAAGTTCTTCTATAAATTTAAGATATGAGTAGCTTCTTGGCATTTTATAGCCAAGTTTATATGCAACTTCATGCAATTCAAGTCTATTCAATATTCTATTCTTTAAATTATTATTGCCTACTTCCCAATCAAATATATTACTCATGGAATTATCTGGTATTTTAATATCAAGGTTTTCAATCATATTCATAATTGGCGTATTGTGTAATAGGTGCATTGTAAACCCAAAACTTATCATAAAAATAGTATTGCTGTAAACATATTTTTGATATTTGTGCAAGTATTTTATATTTTCTGCATGATCAGCTTGTGTTTCTGTAGGGTAACCACTAATCATTAAAAAAATATTTGGTATACCCCAATATGCACTTTGCTCTAGGTGATAATCAATATCAGCATTGGAAAATTTCTTTTTCATGTGATTACGCACAGATTCGCTAAAACTTTCAATACCAATGCTTATTTGATTACAACCAGCATAATGCATTGCCTCATAATGCTGTGTTGGCATCTGTTTTTCTGGACGACAAATAAATTGTCCACTATAGGTAACATCTTTAAGATTGCTATCTTTAATCTTAAGTTCTGCTAATTTTTGATTAAATTTATAGAAATTTGAAATATTACCGTTTATTAAGCTATCTGTAAATTCAAAGTGTGTCACACCAGTCTCACCGACATGTTTACGAATTTCTTCAATTAACAGGTCTGCATCACGATATCTGAACTGTGGCCAATAATTTGCAACATCACAAAATGTACAACTACGTACACATCCACGACTTCCAGTTATATAAACCTTATTCCAACTATAATCTTGTTTAGGAAACTTGGTATAATCTGGTAACGGATAATTATTTAAATCACGATCATTGCTGTATTTTACTATTTTTTTGTCGCATTGTCTTTTTAATATCATATCAAAACTTATTTCACCATCACCAAGCACAATATAATCTACCGCATCAGCAATTGTTTCGTAATAAGGTTTATTGTTAAAAACAGATTCTAATCCTGTGCCACCAACAATAACTTCTACATTTATATCACTTAAACATTCTAATAAGATATCTGTAGATACGATACTTTCAAAAGTAAAAACACTTATTGCAATAAATTGTGTATGTTTATTGATATGTTTTTTTAATTCTTTGGTAAAAATATCGTTTATTTTTTGTTTTAACAGTAAATTTAACTGTGGGATGTTATTACCAAGAGCACTTTTAACATCTAAATCTTGCCATTCGTCAGCAGTTAGTTCTTTAGATAAAATTTGATTTAAATCTAGTATACGTGGTTCAATACTGTTTTGTATACAAATTGCACTTAATATTCCCAGTGCCGCAGGTGGGTTATTTAAATCTTGCTTTGGTACTGTTACTAGTAAAATATTATCCAATTAAGTTATCTCTTATAATTTTTATTAGGTTACTTGAATCAAAAATACCAACATATTTGTCAATTGCCATGGGGTCATTTTTATAATTGGTATTGGCAAAATTTATTTGATTTTGTGTTTCTTTATTATAATATTTAATCCAAAAATCATTTGAAATAGTAAACTCTAACATGTGGTCATATTGCGTAACATCTGCTAACCAATAATTTACAAGCATATTATCTATTCTTAATAGTGGTTTTATTTTATATGGTTCAAAGTATATCCTTGTCATAATAGAATCAATCAGTAATATATCTGCTGATTGATTTGTAAATTCTTTATCACCAACAACTATTTTATAATTTTGTAATTCTCGGTGAGATAGTGATACAATCATACCGTTTCCACATCATCGCCGTAACTTGTAAAGCCATTTTCTTTAGTTACGGTAAGAATGTTATTTACACGACTGCTGAGTTCGTCTTTGTGTGATACAAGGAAAATACTTTTATTGCGTTCACGACCCATACGCTTAAGGATACCAAGCGCATTTTCAACACCACTTGTATCCATGCCACTATCAATCAATTCATCAATAAAGAGCAGATTGATATGTTGATATAGGTTTTCCCACACATCACGGAATGCCCAGGATAACGAAAGGATAAGACGATTGCGCTCACCACGAGACAAATTATCAAAGTCTAGGTCACGCCCAAGTTCAGTAATCTCTACGCTAAGGTCGTTTTGGAACTTGACTTCATGTGGTAATCCAATAGCCCCAAGGTAACTACCAAGACGACTATTAAGATAAGCAAGGTTTTGGTCAATGATCCGCTTACGAACAAAACTATCTTTACTTGTCAGCATCTTTAACAAGAACTCTTGATGTTCTTGCATAGATGTAAGATCATTGATAGTATCCCACGTTATTTCTTGTAGAGCATTTTGTTCCATTTCTGTAATTTGTTCAGCATATGGATCAGGTTCGCTTTGTTTATCAACCAGCGCAGTGGCTAACTGTTCAAGACTGCTGCGATGGTTTAGCGCATCTTCAATGGTATCATAGTGCAGCAAACCAAGTTGGCTTTCGGCAATCCACTCTCTATCGCCTAATTCGGTTACAAGTTCTGTAATTTGTTCACTAAACGGACTCCTTTCACACATACGGGTTTCAAGAGAAGCCGTCATATTCTCAAGCGTATTGCGATGATTTAGTGCTTCTTCTAGTGCTCTGTAATATGGTTTTTGTGGTGCGGTTAACTTACCAATTAACTCAATAGTTTCAAGGTGTTCAGATTTCTGCGTATGGTTAGCAAGCAACTGCAATACACTTTCACGAAGAGTGTTTTCTTTTGCTGCAAGAATGTCTGCCTGATTATCATCATGCAGTTCACTGCCACAAGCATAACACTTATGATTTTTAAGGTCTTCAATCTCTTTCTTTAACTTGGCTTGAGTTTTTTCTTCCTTAACATTAGCAGCATCGATAGACGCAATCCATCGTTTTGCTTCATCACGGCGCTTTACTTTGGCATCATAATCCGCAATGTCACGATGAATGGCAATTTCACTATCAATATCAATGCTAGAAAGTTTTGCAATGTTGAGTTTAATCGCATCGCAATCGTCAAGTTGTTTCTTTTCCCATAGATTTTGACGAACCTCAACGCTTTTTAGTTGATCTTCAAGTCGTTTATTAGCAAAGAAACGTTCACGTAGGCGATGGTTTTCAATTTCAGCATCAATGTCAATCTTACTAAGTGAGATAAGATTGCGTTCAATCTTATTGCAATCTTCGTCATGTTTGGTTTGCCAAAGACGTTGACGCTTCTTTAAATTATCAATCTGTTCAGCAATACGCACATTGGCATCTTGTACTGCCTTGATACGAATTTTTTCTTCACCAATCATATCCTTGGTAGTTTTAATTTGATTCTTTAAGTTATCTGCCTTTTCACTGAGGATAGTAATGCCAAGCAACTGCTCAATAATCTGACGTTGATCATTGGCTCGCATACTCAAGAATGGTTCTGTATAGGTATTAAGTGCTACAACATGACGAAACATGTCAATACTCATACCTAGTAGCCGTTCAATGTCACCCTGTGTTTCACGGCTATCACCTTGACTGTCATCGGTATAGTCGTTCTGCTCAGTGCCATCAATGTATAACTTGGTGATATTGGGGCGACGACCACGCTCAATTCGGTAATGACGACTGTTAACCTCAAAATCAACCGTCACGACCATGTTTTTACCATTGGTCTTGTTGATTAGGTTATCTTTCTTGATATTTGTTAACGCTTGACCGTAGAGACCATAACTCAGGGCGTTGATGATTGTGGTTTTACCCGTGCCATTTCTAGCACCAGTGTCATCACCTCCTAAATCTAAATTTTCACCTAACACCAAGGTCAGGTCACTACGGTCAAAATTCACGGCTTGGGTCGCATTGCCCACGCTCATGAAATTCTTTACTGTTAAACTATTGATCTTTAGCATGTTTAGATTATACCTGAATTAAAGTGAATTGTAAATTTCCATGAGCAAACCACGATCATAATGTGCAGTATCAAGGTTGCTTAGCTGACTAATAACAATTTGGTCTACGCTTTCAAATGCTGTATCACCAATGGCGTTTTCTGTTAGCACTTCGCCACGGTTTTGAATAAGGCTTAATTCACGTACTCCATATGTTTTTGCCATTTCTTCTTTAAGAAAGGTTGCTTCTTCATATGATACACTTAAATCTAACTGAACACGAGCATAGGTGCGGTCATCTAGGTGTGTTTCTGGTGCATCTAACATCTGGCTAAGACTCAACGTGCGATAACGAGGGGCGCTTGTCCAATTATGATACTGTGGGTCCGCACCCCAAGAGAGTATCATTGCGCCACGCTCGTCATCCCACGCATCCGCATAATTGTGCGGAAAGGCGTTTCCAATATAGTGGACATTATTTTTTATTTGTCGCTTATGAAAATGTCCAGTGAATACAGTATCTACACCACGCAAGTCATCTGCTTTTAGACCACCATGATCTGGCATTTCTACCTTGGCATTCATAAGGAAACTTGGCAATTCAAAGTGTCCCATGACATACTTTGACTTAATCTTACGCATACTCTTGTATTCTTCACCAATCAACCAAGGAACAAAGGTAACATCACCTTCGGTATGTTGGTTCTCAATCAGTTCAATGTTCTTGAATTTCTCAATATAACGTACACTTGTGATGGTACGACGGTCTTTGTGGTATAGGTCATGGTTGCCTGGAATAAAAATAACACGCCGTCCAAGGTCATTAAGACGCTCAAGTGACCGTAGGCTCACTTCCATAGTATTAATGTTTAGTGAGTTGCGTGTATCATGAAAATCGCCAAGAAATAGAACGGTATCACATTCTTCTCGCTTGACAAGATCGATAAACCATGTCATATAGTTCTCGCAGTCTGCAAGAAACTGTGCGGAGTTGCTCTTATAACCTAAGTGTAGGTCGGTGAATATGGCTGCTTTGCAAAATAAATTGGACATGTTCTTACTATACTATAGTAAGAACTGTTTGTCAAATTATTATTCTATACCATCAATGCTACTACCCATGCCAATACCGCCCTTAAAAGCATTATCAGTTTGGCGAGTATAAGAGGGATTTAATCCATTTGCTTCGAGAATGTCATCACGAAGGTGTTGGTTCCTCTTCTCAACGTTAAGAACTCTAGTAAAACTATTGGTGATAGTAGCAGTATAATAAGCAAAAGGATTATTAGATTTGCTTTCATCAAATTGTAGCCCTACCTGTGATAACTGTAGCAATGCCTGTGAACGCATCTCATCATTGTATGTATAACCACGCCAGTTACCCTTAGAGCCATAGCGTTCGCATAGTTTAATGAACATACGAGCAAGCATGGGTGTCATCTTGCCATGATCTTTATTAAACCATCCATTTTCAAGACCGCCTTCCCAATGTGACTTGCCACAGCAGATAAGATTATCATTCTCATCATAGCGATAGTGTTGAAATGGTGGGAAATTAACTTTTACATGATGATCTGCACTGCTCTTTGGCGTTTTCTTACGACCTGGCGCAAGTGGAATATGATCCCAACAAATAATTCTGAATACTACGTCAGTTTTCTTAATAGTATGCCAGTCAACTGTGTGCGCATCCTGCTTGGTTTTTACGCCTGTTGCAGTCATGGCTTCCCATGCTTGTTTGGTCATTCTATCGGCACGAGCACGTTTGGCTTCGGCAACTGTACGTTGATTAATTTTACTAAGGCTTGGCAGAATCAAGTCGTAGGTTTGATCTTCAGGAGTAAGAAACGAACAATAGTTGTTCTTGCTCTTGTGAATTTCTTTTAATAGTTCTTTGTTTGTGAGATATGGTGTTCTCTTGGTTGGTGCTGGTGATATTGTCATGTTTACTATTATATACTACTTTTATTATTTAATAAATATTTTTATGGTACAATTTTCATTTAGTCCGCAACAATTTTATGCACGAACGCCGCAGTCTAATCAGAACCCTGTTAATAATATATTTAACAGTCTGACGCAAAATAACTATGGCAATGGTGGATACTATCAAAACATTGCATCATACAATAATTATAATGCATTTAATCCGCCTGTACCTGGCACAACTGGTTATAGATTGCCTGCACAGAACTACTATAATTATGGACAGAACAATCCAGCGTATTATGGAACAGGCACCTTAAAAACACAATTAGTTAATACTGCAATCAATGCTGGTGTTAGTGCTCTAGTTAATGCCTTCACTGGAAATAACGGTGGGTATGATCCAACGAATGGACGTTTAAATGGAACTGGTCTTGCACAAGGCGCTACTCCACAAGACTTGTTACAAAATAGTGGCACGGGAAGTGATACCGCATGGCAAGACGACAAAGAAGATCGTGTAATAATTTATGACCAAACAGGTCAATTTATTGGAACTAGTCCTATATTTGCTCCACTAAAAGATTTACGAGGTGTACTATTTCCTTATACACCACAGATTTCGGTCGCTCACAAGGCAAGTTATGATCCTGTATCACTGGTGCATACCAATTATACTGTGCCACAATACCAACACAGTGCAGTTGATAGTATTTCTATCACTGGTCAATTTACTGCAAATTATCCTGCAGAGGCTGAATATATTCTAGCAATGATGCATTTCTTTAGAACATCAACAAAAATGTTCTATGGTAAAGATCAAATTGCTGGTACTCCACCACCAGTTTTATTCTTGGATGGCTATGGACCATATACATTTGATCATATTCCAGTAGTCATTACTGGATTTGATTATTCATTGCCAAATGATGTTGATTATATCAGTTGTAAAACACAATATGGTGAGAAGCAAAAAGTTCCTACCTCAATACAAATTCAGTTAAGTATGATACCTACATACAGCCGCAATAAGATCAGTAATGAGTTTGGTCTTACACGCTTTGCAAATGGATTGTTGGTTACTGGTGCAGACAGCAGCAATGGACCACGTACTGGAGGTTGGATTTAATGGCTATATCACAGGTTTCATATAGTCAGAGTAGTCCTTACTATGGCACACCGTTATTTTCAAATGGTAAATTTTTAGATTTATTGGTTTATCGTGCTATTCCAAAGATTGCAGATGATCTGCTAACACCAATACCTGTGCAATATGATTTGCGTCCTGATCTATTTGCTGCTGACTTATACGGAGATGCACATCTATGGTGGGTATTTGCTGCTAGAAATCCTAATACGCTATATGATCCACTATGGGATTTTACTGCTGGTACACCTATCTACTTGCCAAAGAAGAGTACACTACAAGTTGCACTAGGAGTATAATGTGCCAACAACACTTACGCCCCAAGAACAACTTACTGCTGCCAATGCTCAATTAAAAACATGGTATAACCAACAACTTGCACAAACGGGTGCAGTACTTGGTGGTGAGTATGAAGCAAAAGCATATGCAATTGCAACAAGTGGCAATTATCCTGCACTTGAAGTTGCGGTAAGAAATGGCACAACTGGTGGCTTTGATACAATATTTGCGCTTCCACAAGATATTGGACCATATGATACAATTATATCTAACAACACTGGCGCTGGCACTGGACAGTTAATTAATACCCCACAGACAAACCTAACAGCACAGCAATATGCCGCAGCACTTGCAACAAGTAATCCTAGCAGCGCATTTGATTCTGCATTAAATTCGGCATATGCTGCACAAACTGCTCGTGAAGATGCAGCATCGGCTGCAACGTCGGAAACTACTCAGCCAATCATTACTGCAAATCAAGGCAATCCTGTTATAGTTCCAACACCACCTACTAATAGTAATGCAGTAAACGCTGCGGCAGATAATCGTGATCGTCAGGCTGGTTCAATAACTGCACCAAGCGATAGTAATTCAATTGCAGCGGCAAGTGCTGAGTCTGCTGCTACAAACCAAGCAGCAATCAATTCGGATAATGCTGCCGCACAAACAACGGTAACTAGTCAAGCAGCACGTAATGAAGCAAGTAGTGATACTAATAGTGCACAAACTAATGGCGCAAGTGTAACAACTACTGTTACTCCTACAGTTGATCCTCGTGGAACAAATCAAATACCCACAGATGCAACTTCAATATCACCTAATCAAACAGTTAATTCAGCAACTAATGGTAAGAGTGAAGACAATCCAAGTGGAAATCCACCACAGAACATTGACACAGTAAGTAAACCATCTTCTAGTATTGCCAGTGATCAAACGGCAACATCAAACAGTGATGTTGCGCCAAAGAGTGGAGCAGATAGTTATAATAGTGGTCCAAATGGTGGAACCGCTCGTGTAACAAGCAGTGGACCTGCTACAAATGATTCTACAAGTGGTGCTAGTGGCAGCGGTAGTGGTAGCGGCAATGGCGGCAATAGTCCAACCTATAGCAATACTTCTAATAAATTGCATGCCTATACTAACTCAACATATAAGATATCCTTATATGCCGTTCCTGTTAGTACCATTAATAAAATGGTTGGACTTGACCCAAGCAGTGATCCTGGTCCTACCCTGTTAAGTGGAGCCGTGTTTATATTGAGTGATGGCGGTCGTGGTGCTAGCGGTGGAGATAAAAGTTATTTTCCTCTTGATTTGTCAATTGATAATCTTGAGATTGAAAGCATTGTAACACCTACTCAACGCACACGTGGTACTGATGTTATCACAATGAAGTTTGATATTATAGAACCATATACAACTAACTTCTTAGAAAATTGTTATAAAATTAATCAAAAGTTTAATCCTGGTGCAAACGCCTCTTGGGATACGCTATTCTTTATGATGGTTATTGAGTTCTTGGGCTATGATGATATGGGACAGCCTCAGAAGATTAAAAACACAACAAAGTATATTCCTTTTACCTTTTTAAATATGCGATTTAAAATTAATAGCAGTGGAACAATTTATAGTTGCACGGTTATCCCTACCAATTTACTTGCTAACAGTGGTATTGATAATACAATTCCATTCCATGTTGAAACTCAAGCAACAACCATTGCAGAACTATTTGAAGCCACTGAGTTTAGTGGAACAACATCTTCACAGGTTGCCAATCGTGATAGAAGTGGAAGCGAAACCTCTACTACATCGTTAAATGCACAAAGTAATCTGGCTAAATCAGGTGCTGATATTATTGTTACCAAGGGTTTACAATCTGCACTCAATCAAAATGAAATTGATAAAACAAAGGGTGGTGCTAAAGACCAAGATGGAGCGGCTGCGCCAATTAATAAAGGTCAATATCTACCAAACAAATATAATTTTAAATTTCACACAGATATATTGAATGCTCAAATTGCTGACCCAAAAGCCTTTAGTGAACGCAGCGTTGGTAGCACCAGTGGCGATAGTAAAGACCCAAAAACTGCACAATTAAAACAAGGTGGTAAGGTAGGTAATCTTATTGCTGACTTTAGCAAAAAAACATTTCGTGCACAGGCAGGCACCAAAATCACTGATTTTATCAATAGTGTAATCAAGGTAAGCAGTTATGTGCTTAATCAGGTTTCAACGCAAGCCAATGTTGACACGCCTGTTAACTGGTGGAAGATTAATCCTACAATTCAATTTGGTTCGCTTGATAAAGGAACTAATTTTTATCAACGTGAAATCACATATAATATAGTTCCATATGTAATACGTGGTCAAGATTCTCCTAACTTTGGACAGCAACAAGTACAAAAAAGTGAGATTGTAAAATTATATGAATATATCTATAGTGGTAATAATCGTGACGTACTTGATGTCAACATAGATTACCAAATGGCATTCTTTGAAGTAAAGAATGGCGTAAGCACCAGATATACCATACAAAGTAAAGATAATATCAAAGATAGTGGCGACTCACAAGTTGCTGTCTATAATGGCTACACAGACAATAGATTTTTTAAACCACGTTATTTCCACACTACTGGTATTGCCAACCAACAGAATACCAGTGATACTACTGGATCAGATAAGCAGATCGTAGCACAAGATTTTATGGAAAAGTTGTTTGATAATGCAGGTGATATGATTTCACTTGATTTGACTATTGTTGGTGATCCAGATTGGATTTCACAAGATGTTCCACTGTTTGGTCCTATATTACCCAATGGAAGTTTCTTGGGCAGTGGAAGCGTGAACTTTACCAATCCTGTTTATTTTAACTTTTACTTTGCAACACCAGATAGCGATTATGATAATACAAGCGGATTGTTTAACAGTGGTGGCAAATACAGTCAGTTCAGTGGAATTTATCATGTTATAGCAGTAAAAAGTAATTTTAATGGCGGCAAGTTCACACAGAAGTTAAAAAATGTGCGTGTTCGTAATCAAACTGCGCCCAAGGCACCTGCTGCAAGAACTGACAGCATTCCATCACAAACTGTTAATGCGGCAACACGTGGAGCAAATGAAAATGCACCAGTAGAACCAGCAACAAATGGAACTGCAGCACCAGATAGTACTACTATTCCAAATCCGCCCGCAAATCCAGATGTAGTGCAAATGAATACACTTAAAAATGTAGGAAGTGTACAAGACACTACTACTAAAAAAATATATAATCCAGTAACAGGTACATATTCATATGTACCACAAGATTCAAGTGGTGCAAGTGCCACCCAATTTAGAACTAACCCTAATGCATCTCCGACTGAAGATGCGGGAACACAATAAAAGAGAAATGACACATGGCTGATCCATTAAACCGACAAGGCAGTAGTAAAACAGCAAAGATGTTTGACCATTCTAAGGCAGATGGTGTACATATTGCGCCTGGTCCTTTTATTGGAACAGTGAAAGCAAATACAGATATCTTACGCAGTGGTAGACTACAGGTATGGATTCCAGAACTTGGCGGTGATCCAAATGATGATCGTAGTTGGCGCAGTGTGGCATATAGCACACCTTTTTATGGAGTAACACCACAGCAAAGTAGTACAAGCGATTATACTCATTCTCCACACAGTTATGGCATGTGGTTTGTTCCACCTGATGTTGGTGTAGATGTTATTTGTATCTTTGTTAACGGCGATCCTGCACGTGGTTATTGGATTGGTTGCGTTCCACAATGGCCTGCGTTACATATGTTGCCTGCGATAAGTGCACCGATTGATGGCAGTTTACCTTCTCCTGTTGTTGATTTATATGTTGATCCACTTGCAGCACAGAGTGGACCAAGCGGTGATTTAACCAACTTTGCCAAGGCACCACGATTGGTTCACAAAGACCAAGAAGCAACATGGACTGCACAAGGTATCTTAAAAGACCCAGACCGTGGACCAGGCACTAGTTCAGCATTTCGTGAAACACCAAGCAGTGTATTTGGTATTTCTACACCAGGTCAGCCGATAAGCGAAGACCCTGTACTAGGCGTTGCTGGACGTAAAGGCGGTCATACCTTAGTAATGGATGATGGTGATTACAAAGGCAGCAATGCGCAGATGCGGTTTAGAACTGCTGCTGGACATATGATAACAATGAATGATACCAAAGATTTCATTTATATTATCAATTCTAAAGGCACAGCATGGATTGAAATGACATCGCAAGGTGACATCAATGTATTTGGTCAAAGTACCATGAATATCACTGCCAAGGCTGGTTTCAATTTAGAAACTGAAGGCGGCATTAGTATGCATGCCAGAGAAGATATTAATATAAAAAGTGATACCAATGTTAATATTGAAGGCAAAGATTTAAATTTAAAAGGTAGTGGCAGTACAAAAGTAACTGGTGCAATGAGTTTACACTTGAAAGGTAAAAGCACATATGTTACTGGCGATACTTGTTTACAATTTAAGAGTAACGGACACCTTGATGCTCGTGCATTGTGTATTACATTGAATACTGTTGGCGTAACGCCTGCACAAGAAGCAGGTGGTGCAACTCCTCCAAAGAATATGCCTACTCATGAACCATTTAATCGCAGCACTCCAAAGGGCGGTGGACCTGGTCCTAACCAAACACTAAATTCATTTACCAATGGTGCTACTGAAAATGCGCCGTCAACTACTGGCGGCGTAGCAAACCCACAATCACAACCAAGTTACGGCGTGGCACAAGGTCTAAGCACAAGTAGTGGACCATATGGTGCCACAAATAACTATGGCAGTAATGATATTCCTTATGGCTATGGTCCAATGACAAACAATGTTCCACCAACCACTTATAATAATGGTATGCAAGGTGGTGTGGGTGGTCAAAGTAGTGCATTTGCACAATACATTCCACAGGTACCAAATCCAGTAGCAACTATTGCAAACTTTGCAACTCAAAGCCTATTACAAAATATTACACATGGTAATGGTGGTGCAATCGATATTGGTAATAATGTAAATGGACAATTTACTAATCAAAATTATAGCGTGGGCGAGTTACAAAACAATCCAGGCAACTTGCAATACAGTGCTAATGATAAGTTTGCGGTTGGATTTGCAAATGGTCTTGCAGTTTACACCAAACCAGAAGATGGTATTGCTGCGCTGATATCACTGTTTGACAGTTATGCTACTGCCACACCTATTACTGCCATACAGTTGATTGCAAATTATTTACAAAGTAACAGTCTTACATCAAACACTGTTGTGAGTTTTGCTAGATTTGTGCAGAACAATAGTGGCATAAATCCAACCGATTATGTATATCTTGCTGATCCACAAACAAGAATTGCGTGGGTGACAGTGGTTATCCGTCAGATTCAAGGCAGAATAATTTATACCTATGACCAAGTAGTAACAGGCTGTGCAGAAAGTATTGGTTTATCTCCAAGTGCATTTACACAGAATATTGCGCCAAATGCTCCTTGGAACAATGGTTCGACACCAAGTGGCTTTGTATCACCAAATAGTCCTACACTACAAAATGGTGGTGGTAGTTTACTTGGTAATGTTGTAAATAATGTAAAAAATAATCTGATCAATCGTGCAATCGGAGCGGCTGGTAATGCAGTTGGTAATATATTAAACGATGCACTTCGTGGTAACGGACAGTCTCCAACTAGCGGACAGCAAGGTAGTTTTGGCTTTGTCGAAGTTGATCCTAATCAGGCTGCAAGTCGTCAGGATGCAGAAAAACTATTAGCAAACGGCGGTACTTTTGTGGATGCTACTTCTAAGGTAGATGCTGCAAGTCCTGGTAGGATTCCGCTACCTATTTCAAGACCAGCCGATTTGAATGTCAACTATGGCTCACTTGATCCACAACAACGTGCTGAGTTGCGTGCGCAATATGTTGGAACACAGGCACAAACTACAGATATTGCCACACCTGGTCCAACACCTAATCAACAAGTAGATGCTGCACAAACAAATGTTGCCATTGCACAAGCCAATGCTGATGCTGCAAATGCCAAATATACAAGTGCGCTGCAAACATTTGGACCAAATGATCCACGAACTGCTGCTTTCCAAAATGATGCAGCCGCAGCAAATAATAGTGTTGTAACCGCCCAAAGTCAACGTGATACCATTATTGCCACAAATCCACTGCTTGACAAACAACCAGGTGATGCAACAGGAACTGTCAGTGCTACACAACAGTTGCAACAACAACAAGATTTGGCTTCACTTAACTTGAGTGATCCGTCAAATGCAGATAATACAAGCGGTCAATTTGGGCGTGGATTGCCGGGAACTGGTGGACCTGTAACAACATATAGTAATGCGGGTTATTCAAATCAAAATTCAAATCCACAAATACCTGGTTTAGAACAAGTAACTTATGCAAATAGCGGTCAAACCGTATATGTTGGTAAAGATAGTGCTGGTAATAGTATTGTTATTCAACCAAGCACAATTATTCAGTTAACGGCTGATGGCAAGAGTCCAAGTGATATTGCATCAATAACTCCTGAAGGATTAAAATCAATCGAAGATTATAATTCATCAGCACCGTCGATTACTACTGTTGTTCCAGATTCAGTTGCAGATTATAGAGCGCCAGCACCAAATACAGTTGCAACAAATAATGTTGGCGGTTATCAGGCTGGCGCAACATATGATGATGGTGGAATACCAAGCCGTGATGTGGTATATACTACACCAGACGTTGGAACCACTGGTTCGGCACAGAATCCACCGCCACCTAACTTAGGACTACAATCACCAGATGCGCCACCACAGGCATTGATTGTAAATCAAAACACTCCTTACAATCCTTCACCATCTGTATATCCTGTCGGTGATCCTCGTATTGGAGAAGGAACACTTGGTGGTGGTTATAGTGATCCATATTCTCCGCCGCCAACTGCATCGGTTACTCCGCCTACAACTGATAACTCATACTTGCCAATAGAAAAACCTGCACCAGTAACAGGAACAACACCAGCACCAGGCAGCGGTGGCGCAACAGGCGGCAGTGATACACCACAGGGTAGTGCTGCAACTGGTCCAAGTGCTGGTAGTTGCTAATGGGTAAATATTAATATGGCACTGTATAAAGGTTATTCCTCAGTTAATAGAACATTTGGACCATTTGGGATCACTGATAATGATCTCATCGTTCAAGATTTGTTGAATCATTTACAAATTCGTAAAGGTGAAAAATTACATAACCCAAACTTTGGTTGCATTATTTGGAACCGATTGTTTGACCCACTAACGCCTGCATTAAAAGCAGAGATTAAACAAGATATTGACCGTATTATTGCCTATGACCCACGTTTTAATGTGGTAAGCCAAACTATTGTACAAGAAAGTCCTGATGGTCGTGGTTTGGTATTAAATTTTCAACTACGTTTTGCCACTGATAACAAACTTGCGGCACTTAATGTTCTATTTGATAACACCAGTCAAAAACTGTATGTGCTTTAATATGCGCAGTTAATTTTTCAAATAAATAATATGTGATAGAGAGTACCAATGGCAACTAATACACGTCAAACCAATATATTTGCTACCGAAGATTGGAAGAAGATTTATACAACTTTCTCCAATGCTGATTTTCAAAGTTATGACTTTGAGACACTACGCAAGGTTATGGTTGATTATGTTAAAACATACTACGCAGAAGACTTCAATGACTTTATTGAAAGCAGTGAATATGTTGCGTTACTTGATCTTATTGCATTTACTGCACAAAGCGTAGCATTCCGCACAGATTTAAATGCTCGTGAAAACTTCTTGGAAACTGCAGAACGCCGTGATAGCGTCCTGAAACTAGTAAAACAATTAAATTATGTTCCAAATCGTAATCGCAGTGCCAGTGGTTTCTTAAAAGTAAACTCTGTAACTACTACAGAAAGTATTATTGATATTAATGGTAACAATCTTGCTAGAACTGCTATTGCATGGAATGATGCCAATAATGCTAATTGGGTAACTCAATTTTCTCAGATTATGAATGCTGCAATAAACAGCAGTCAGAAGATTGGTAAGCCTTATGCTAGTAAAACAATTAATGGTATTCGTACTGAGCAGTATAATCTATCTGTTCCAAATACTATTTTACCTATCTTTGGTTTCAGCAGTAATGTTGGTTCAGTAAACACTAACTTTGAAATTGTAAGTGCAAATATTTTAACTACTGATACTATTAGCGAGTATGATCCTGGTACACGTGGTCAGTTTGGATTAATTTATCAGAATGATAGTCGTGGCAACAGCAGTGCAAATACTGGATTTTTCTTATTCTTTAAGCAAGGTGTGTTAAATTCTATTGATTTCACGCTCACCGACAAAGTAGCCAATCGTATTTTCTCTATAAACAGTGAAAATGTTAACAATAATGATGTGTGGATGTATGAAATTGCCAATGGCACAATTGGAACACAATGGACACAGGTAGCAAGCACCAGTGGTAGCAATGCTATCTATAATAGTACTGCTCGTGGTATTCGCACTCTTTATAGTGTTAACACACGTATTAATGACCAGATTGATTTGATATTTGGTGATGATAGTTTTGCCGAGATTCCACTTGGCAATTATCGTGCTTATTATCGTGTAGCCAATGGTTTAACCTATCGTATTTCACCTAGTGATATGGCTAATATCAGTGTGGCAATTCCTTATATTAATAAGAATGGTCAAACCGAAACACTAACATTAAACTGCTCACTGCAATACACAGTAAGCAATAGTTCACGTCGTGATCTTACAAACGAAATTAAGCAGAAAGCACCACAGGCTTATTACACACAAAATCGTATGGTAAATGGCGAAGATTATAATATTTTCCCTTACACAAGTTTCAGCGATATTGTTAAGGTAAAGAGTGTCAATCGTTTTGCAAGCGGCGTGTCTCGTGGTTTAGATATTACTGATCCAACTGGAAAGTATACCTCTACTGATCTTTATGCAAAGGATGGTGTATTTTATAAAGATACATTCACACAGACTTTTGATTTTACATATAACAGCCGAAATGATATTATCAATGTAATTAATAATATTATTCAGCCAATTTTGGCTGATTATCCATTACGCCATTTTTATTATGAAAATTTTCCTACTATTAAAATAAATGCGATCAATCCTACTATTTGGTCTCGCAGCACAAATGATACTACTACTTGCACAGGTTTCTTTTTAAACACAGCAGATACTACCAAAACTCCAGTTCAAATTGGTAACAGTCAAACTGATAGCAGAAAATATCTGCGTGTAGGAACGTTAATTAAATTTAGCGCACCAAGTGGTCAGTACTTTGATGCAACCAATACTCTTATTACTGGAACTCCACAGATATCTACTGACCGTACTGTTATTTGGGCAAGTATTCAAAGTGTTAGTGGCACTGGTGCAAGTACCGTACTTGTTGCTGGTCGTAATATTGGTGCAGTTACCTTAAGTGAAAACATTCCGAGTAATGCTATTATAACCGAAGCCTATGCAGAATTAGCAACAGTATTTCAATATAACACTATCAATAGTATGGTAGGTTATATTCTAAACAAAACTGAGTTTGCACTAGTTTATGATTATACACAAACCTCTGGTGTAAATGACCCATGGGTAAAGATTGATATTTCTAAAGTTGACAATACTGGTAATTTTAATCTAGCAAGCCAATACACTAACAGTGATAGCAGTTGGTTGTTGAAGTTTAATACCGATGGTGTAAAATATACAGTAACTTATCGTCAATTAAATTATGTGTTCGGCAGCAGTACTCAGGTAAGTTTCATCAATAGCAATCCAAATGCTGTGTATGATGCTGCTACCAACAGTTTGGTTAAAGACAATGTTCGTGTACTAAACATAAATGGCATTGCAAATGATACTAACTTAAACATTTATAAGAATGTTGTGCTAAGTGACGGATATACTGACAGCACTCGTGTGCTAGTAACTTACCCTGTTAGTAGCACGAGTGGATTGCCAACTGACCCGTTAATTTTCAGTGAAGTTAATACAACCGCTACTACTATTTTCTATAAGAAATATATTGATAGCGATAATTTAGTGCGTTATGCTTTGGTTCCAACTGGTGGAATAAGCACCCTATATCCTACTAAGATTGCGTTAAATGCGGTTCGTAATAATTTCCCAACTAATAGTTTATTCTTTTGTGTTAACGATAATGCATTTTATCAAATTCAAAGTATTAACGGCGTAGCAACAGTTGTGGATGTAAGCACCAATTATCTTAACTATTATGGTCGTCAAAATTTAATATTTGAATATCAGCACAATGCCGAGAATACTCGCCGTATTGATCCTGCTGCTACAAATCTGATTGACACCTATATTCTTACACGCAGTTATGATGAAAGTTATCGCAACTATGTGTTAGATAACACTAATACAGTACAAAAACCAGCAGACTTAGACAGCGTAACTCTTAATAACAGTTACAGCAATTTGTTTACATACAAGATGATAAGCGATGAAATGATCTTAAATGCTGGCGTTTATAAGTTGCTATTTGGAGCAAAGGCAGTAAGTAGTTTACGTGCTAACTTCCAAGTTATTAAAAGTCCAAGCACTACCCTAAGTGATACTGAAATTAAAAGCCGTGTGGTAGATGCTATCAATGCTTATTTCGTGTTAGATAATTGGGACTTCGGTGATACATTTTATTTTAGTGAACTATCTTCTTACTTGCATCAGCAACTGAGTGGATATATTAGTAGTATTGTTCTGGTTCCAGTAGATACTACTGCAACCTTTGGTAGCCTATATGAAATTCGTTGCCAACCAAATGAGATATTTTTAAGTGCGGCTACCGTTGATAATGTACAAATTGTACAAGGCGTGTTAGCCGGTATTAATGCGGCTGGCATTGGTCAAAGTTCAGTAGGATACTAATAGTATGGCAAAGCGTAAGAGTAGTAAGTTTTTACCACAGGTTTTTCAAACAAGTAGTAATAATCGTTTTTTAAATGCCACACTAGACCAATTGATTCAAGAACCAGCACTTAAAAAAGTATATGGTTATATTGGTCAACAAGATCAAAGCAGTGTGTTTAATAGCAAAGATTATTATATCACTGAAAATGATCCTTATGCACAGTTTTATCAGTTAGAACCTGGCGTTGTTATTAAGAAACGTGCGGTTAATAGTAATACCTATAAGATTGACAATGTTTATAACTATCCTGATTTGCTTAACCAAGTAGTAAGTGATGGTGGTATTAATAATAATCATCAACGCATGTTTACAAATCGTTATTATAACTATAATGGCTTTGTTGACTTAGATAAACTTACAAACTATCGTCAATACTACTGGGTTCCAAATGGTCCACTAAGTGTAGATGTCACTGCAGGCGGCACCGCCATTCAAAATGATTATTATGTTACTCGTGTAAGTTATACCGCAAATAATCAAACTGAGCAACAAAGTGCTGCTATCGGTCGAAGTGGTTATACCATTGAAGGTTATTCAAATGCGGTTAACCCAACACTTACGCTTGTTCGTGGTGGTCATTATAACTTTCATCTTGGTCAACTTGGATTTCCATTCTGGATTCAAACAGAAATTGGAACAAGTGGTACAAGTAGCATTCAAAACAATATTTCAACTCGTGATGTGCTAGGTGTTGTTAATAATGGCAACGATTTCGGTACAGTTACGTTTAACGTGCCACAAAAAACTGCGCAGGATCAGTTAATTAATCTGCCTGCCATACAAAACATTGACATGATTGTAGATGTGCCTTATAATCAAATACAAGGCGTAAACTATGATACATTTATTCAAACCAATGGGTTTGATGGTGTTCGTGCATTTGACGGCAAGTATATCTATATCAATGTTCCATTTGATGACACATGGGATGGCGTAGCACTTGCACAACGTAGCGGTATCTGGCAAGTTAATGTTCAGCCAGACCGTACTATGAAGTTAACTTTTATTACCACTTGGCCAAACAATTACAAAACTTTTGTTACCCAAGGTCAACAGTATGGTCATACATTCTGTTATAAAAATAGTAGTGGTTACTTTCAACAGTTTCCTACTATCAGTGCGTTACTTGACACACTTTATTATGTAGATCAAAATAACCCAAACATTTATGGTCAAATCAGACTTATTGATCCAGACCCAAAAAGCGTTCTTAATGTTAATGATATCATTGGTCGTGACCATTATACAAGTCCAAACGGTGTGCAATTTACTAGTGGTTTAAAGGTAAAATTTATTGGACTAGTAACCCCTGGCGGTTATTACGGCAATGAATATATCGTTGAAGGCGTAGGTAATGCTATTAGACTTGTTAAATTTGCTGATTTAGTAACACCAGAAACAATTAATGCCGCCAGTGGTGGTTTCTTTGGTAACGGCGAAGGATATGATGCGGGTGGATATGATGGTAACACAAACAATCCTACTCAAAAAGATTATATTACCATTAACCGTAGCAGCATAGATGGCAATAGTTGGAGTCGAAATAACCGTTGGTTCCATCGTGATGTGCTACAATATGCAGCAAATGTAACTAATCAAACATTTGAATTTGATGCAAATTACCAGGCAAAGCGTCCTATTGTAGAGTTTCTACCTGACTTTAAACTTTATAGTCATGGTACCTCTTATGCTGGTCCTGTTACTGTTGTGGACAGCACAATCACCAATGCCTTTGCACAAGTAGAAGGTTTTAATAACTATGCGCTACAGAACAATGGCGTATTCATAACTGATGGTATTCAGTTACAAAATGGCTTTACTGTGTTGTTCAAGAACGATGCTAATCCAACGGTTCGTAATACCATATATCAGGTTCAAACTGTTAAAACAAGAGCCACGGCTGTTTATAATGTTATTACCTATGCATATAGTTCTGATGGCACCAGTCAACTTTATATCAATGATACTACAAATTTGCGTATTGGTCAAGCAGTTGCTGGAATTGTTCTTAATAATAGTTATATCTATGGAAGTAATCCTTATAATAATAGTACAGTTTATAATACTGGTGATTATGTAACATTTAAAAATAATACATATCGTGCTACTGCAATTCAAGGTTCTATAGCAACTACAGCAACCTTTACCGCTTCAAGCAATAACATTACGGTAGCTAGCGCCACGGGTATTACTATTGGACAACCGATTAATGTACTAGATACATATGTTCCTTTTGGAACTGTTGTTACTAATGTTTCTGGTACAACTGTAACACTGAGCAATAACGCATCTTCTAGTGGCTCTGCCGTGAATGTAGCATTTACTATCGTAGACACAAGCGTTGTGCCAACTACTGCTACGCTAACAAACAACAGTAATACCATAACAGTTGCTAGTACATTTGGAATTGTAACGGGACAAGCTGTATTTGAAACAAATATTCCTACAGGAAATAGCAGCCGTATTCCTGTTGGTACAATAGTAAAAAACATTAATACAGATACAAATACTATTACTTTAAGCAATGCTGTAACTGGAGACGGAACGGGAGTTACGGTTTCTTTTAATACATTTGGTATTTCTCCACCAAATAACACACGTTGGTCTTTAATCTCAGATAGTAATCCATTCTATCCAAATACAACTATTACTAAGATAGATTCGAGTAATAATATTGTTTATATTAGTAGTAAATTAAAAAATGTCATACCTAGTGGCACATATATTCAATTTAATAATACTGCTGATCAAATTAATCTTATACCATATAAAACCGTTCAAAACGGTGAAGCTATTGTTGCTCTAGATGGAATAAACAATCAAGGAAACATGTTCTATTATGTAGATGGTGTGTGGAACACTGCACAAATTCGTAACAGCAGACCACAGTTTCCACTATTTGATATTGTAGATAGCAATGGTTTTTTACTAGGTGATACTGCTTCTTATCCAAGTAGTAACTTTAAGGGCAGTCAACTATTTGGTTATACAATCGGTAACGGTGCTCGTGATAGTGAACTTGGTTTTAGTTTAAAATATCAAAGTATTGGCAATCTTGGTGATATTGTTTTTTCAAATTACTATGTAAGTGATACATTTAACTACAACTTAAATCAGATTGATACTGTTGTAAACATTAACAGTGGTTATGCACCTTTTATTGTTGGTTGGAATAATTATACTTTTGCAAATGGTTGGACAGAAGTAAGTGATAAGAGTAAGCAGCATATTACTAAAACATTTACAGCAACTGCGGTAAGTTTTAATAATTTTGACTTGAACGTGGTATACAATAACAGTTATTATGAAAGAAATCTATTTGTAAGCATTAATGGCGTACTGCAATCAAGTGGCACTTATAATATTACTACTAATGCAACTACTACTATTTTAAATTTAAGTAATAACTTAAATGAAGGTGATAGACTGTTCGTTAAGATTAATGGCATTAGTTCCGTATATAAACAATTGTATACTATGCCAAGAAACCTTACTAACAATAGTGAGAACACTGAATTTGCTACAATTACACTTGGTCAAGTTCGTAATCATCTTATTGAAATTGGTAATAATAGCCTAGATTTAATTGGACCACCTGCTGGTAGTAATAACTTCCGTGATATTAAGTATAATAATGTTGGCGGAAAACTGCTACAACATAGCGCAAGTATGCGTCCTGCTGCGTTGTTATTTTCTAACCCAGATGTTGATCCTGTTCGTGCAATCAACTTTGCCAGTCAGAGTTATCAAAACTTTAAAAACCAATTATTAGATGCAATCAATACAAAGCAATTTGGTAATACGGGCGACTATCGTGCGTGTTTAGATACTATTTTAGCAGATTTTAATCTTACTGCCAATAGTGCAAATAATTTTTACTATAGCGATATGATTGCTGGTGGTAACAATTATGTTAAGAATACCTATACTATACAAGATACAACTTATAGAAACTTTAACCTAACTACTAATTTTTCTACAAAGCCAACCAGTTATATTGCTGCGCTAGTATACTTAAATGGCGTATTGCTCGTCAATGGTTTTGATTATACTATTACTAATTTCACAGTATCGCTATCCAGTTCTCTTACTATCGCACGTTTGGATACACTTGATGTCTATGAGTATAGTAGCACTCTTGGCTGCAATGTGCCACCTACTCCTTCAAAACTTGGACTTTATCCTAAGTTTAAGCCACAGATTACAGTAGATAACACATATGCCAGTGGTCCACAAACTGTAGTAGTAGGGCATGATGGCAGTTATAATGTTGCATACGGTGATTACCGTGATAATATTCTATTAGAATATGAAAAGCGTGTTTATAATAATATTGCAGTAGAATATCAAAATAACAGTGATTATGATTTAATAAGTGTGCAACCAGGTGCTTTCCGTAAAACTGATTATAGTTTTGCAGAATGGACACAGTTGTTAAGCAGCAGTTTCCTTACATGGAGCACGCAAAATAACGTTGATATCTTTACTAATAGTACTACTAGCAATAATCTTTTTAGTTTTAACTATAGCAGTGGCACAGACAAAATATTTGGTGATACTGTGCCTGGTTACTGGCGTGGTATCTACAATTATTTTTATGATACTGATCGTCCACACACTGCTCCATGGGAAATGATTGGCTTTACAAGTGAACCTGTGTGGTGGCAAAACAAATATGGACCTGGCCCATATAGTAATCAAAATACCACGATGTGGAGTGATCTTGAACTAGGCTTAGTTTACAATGGCGCACCAAATAAAAGTTATATTAACTATCGTTACAGCAGACCTGGTTTAAGTCGCATTATCCCAACTGATGAGCATGGTAACCTACTTCCGCCAAACCTAACAGTGTTGCGCAGTTTTGATGCAAATGCGGCTGCTGGTGCATGGCGTGTTGGCGATCAAAGTCCAGCAGAAACTACTTGGCGTCGTAGCAGTGCTTATCCATTTGCTACACAAGTTGCTTGGTGTTTGGCTAGACCAGCAGAATATTGCGCACTAAAGTATAATACACATGATGTTGTTTACAACAGCAACCTTAACCAAATTATTAACACTGTATCCAATAATCGTGTGTTTAACTATGCGGTAACTGGTGCTGACCAATATATACCTGGATTAAATGTATTCATTCGTGAACTATTAATCTCAAATAATTTAGATACACAACGAAATTGGATTGATGTAGCCAACAATAGTACATTTAACTTAGTATACAAACTTAGTGGTTATACTGACAAGAGTTATATTACAGTTGTTGCTGATCAAGTAAGTCCACAAAGCACCAATACAAGTGTATTAATTCCACAAGAAAATTATCAGATTAAAGTAACCAAAAGTGCACCAGTTGCTCGTGCAGTATACAGTGCAGTTGTTGTTCAAAAAACAAATACTGGATATCAGGTTAGCGGATTTGATAAAGAACGTCCATATTTCTTGGCTATCCCAAGTGTTATTAACTCAAATAACTATGGTATTTCAGCAGGCAATAGCACTGCAATTGTTTATCGTGATGCACAAAATAGTATTATAAGTTTTGCTTATGGCACTATATTTGCTACTGAGCAACAGGTTGTAGATTTCTTAATAAGTTATGGAAGATACCTTACTAATAGTGGATTTGTATTTGATACAACTCTTGCAGATAATGCCACAATAAGCGATTGGTCACTTGCTGCAAAAGAATTTTTATTCTGGAATCAGCAACAGTGGGGTGATAATACAGTTATTTCACTTACACCTGCTGGAACCAATATTACATTTAGTAGTCCATATGGTATTGTTGATACTATCAGTAACGATCATAACCTAACCAAGATTATCAATAGTGATGGTGCAGTTTTAACAGGTCGTGACTATCGTGTTTATCGTAGCGATAATACATTCACTGTTGAACTGAAAGATACTCAAAAAGGTATTCATCTTATTGACCTTATTGTTGTGCAGTATGAACACAGTATTGTATTTGATAATAGCACAGTATTCAATGATATTCTGTATGATGAGCAAGTAGGCAGTCGTCAGTATCGTTTACGCCTTGATGGAACTAAAACACAGGGTTGGAATGGCAGTTTCTATGCGCCAGGTTTCCTTATCAATTATAGCGATATTGATATATGGTATAGTTATACCGATTATTATACTGGTGATATTGTTCTTTTTAAGAACAAATATTATGCCGCACAGAATTTTATACCTGGCAAGCCTAAGTTTGTTGCAACTGATTGGTATGAGATAAATGGTAATTTACTGAGCAAGCAACTTATTCCAAATATGGCAAGTGGCGCAGCGCAGTTTACGAACTTCTATAATCCAGATGAAGCAGACCTTAATACAAGTGCTGATATTCAAAGCAAGCATGCAACAGGTTTCCAAGATCGTCAATACTTAACTGACCTTGGATTAGATCGTACCACTCAGTATAAATTCTATTTGGGTATGATTGCTCAAAAAGGTACACAGGCTGTTGTTAATGCATTCTTACGTAATAAACAAAGTCGTATCGATAGTGATATTACACTTGTTGAACAGTGGGCGTTAAAATTAGGTAACTATGGTGGCACTTCAAATGTAGACAAACTTGAGTTTAATATTGGCAATAGCACTGCTATTAATAACCAGTATCTATTTGAGTTCATTAGTAAGAATGATGCACGTAATACAACTTATAACAGTGTAAAGCCACAAGATTTATTGCTTGCGCCAAACACTTATCGCACAGATTTATTTGCCAAGACAGAAAATATCAATACGCTTATTCCATATGCTGGTCCAGTAAGTACCAATGATGTTGCACTAACAACCTATGATATCTCTAAGATTTATAATATCAGTAATCTAAATGGTGTTCTTGGTGAAAGCAGTAAAATTTGGATTGCGGCCGATAGTTCAAATCAATGGGGCGTATATCGTTTAACACAAACTAGTACTGCGTATGTTACAAATGTAAACCAGACTAGTCCAACTGAACTAACATTTACTACTAATGTCGCACACGGATTTGCTGTGCTAGATTATGTCATGCTAAAAGGTGCAAGACTAAGCAATGTTGGTGGCAGTAATATTAGTGACTTGAGTGGTTTTTACCGTGTGAGTCGTGTTGGTGGCAATGTATTCTCTGTAAAGGTTACCAACAATACAAGTGTGTCTAGTGGCGTGTTAAAAGCACAAGTATTCAAACTTGTTAATGTTCGTTATAGCACAGTACGTGATTTTGGCGCATATACTCCTGCACGTGGATGGAGCAACGGTGAAATAATTTACATTGATAATGGTCCAAGTGGTTATCAAGTTCTGCAAAATACACCTAACTATCCGTTATATGAAACAAAGAGTCCTGTTTTTACAACTAATACCGATAATTTTGGTACTAGTATCAAGATTAACAAGAATCAAAATGTAGCAATCGTTGGTGCTAGCAGTAAGAATACTACTGGTGAAGTATTTGTTTATGGAAAGAACCAACAAAATGTATGGCAAGAAGTAGCAAGTCTATCACCAGATAGTCGCATCCGTAGTTTTGGTTCTTCTGTAGATATTAATAATAATAACATTGCTGCAATTGCTGCGACGGGTGGAAACTATGGTTCTATCTATATTGCAACTGCAAATAGTCAGTCAATCGCAGTTACACAAATTATACATTATGATAACGCTGTTGTTCAAAGTGCAGGTTTCACACAAAGCAACGCATATGTATTGGTTCCAAATGCAACAAGTCTATCAAACTTTGCCGCAGGCATGGGTATTGGCGGCGGCGGTATTCCAAGTGGAACAAAAATTGCTAATATTGGCACTGGTCCTCAATTTAATTATTTTGGGTTAACTACAAACTTAGCAGTTGCCAGTGTGACACTTGCAGCAAATAGTAGTATTGCAATTTACAGTAACTTAACACCAGGTTCAAAATTTGCTACTAGCATGTCAATGAGTACGGATGGTAATTGGTTATATGTTGGTGAGCCAGTTAATAATCAAGTATTTGTTTATCAATATGCAAATGTTGCAGCAAGTTCAACTACTCGTGTAGGTGATGGTAGCAGTAAGACATTTACATATCCTGCTACTGCCCTTGGTCAAGGATTACGTTCACAGGACATTAAAGTTTATGTAAATGGTGTAATTCAAGTTCCTGAGTTAGACTACTATCGTGATCCAGGTAATGACAACGTTGCGTTTTATACTGCGCCTGCAAGCGGAGCAGCAATTAATCTTGTATACGAACCATATTTCCGCCAAGTAAACAGAATAATTACAACTGACACACAAGCAAGTGGGTTTGGTTTTAGTGTTAATACTAACAGTGATGGCAGAATTGTAGCAATCGGTGCACCAAATAGTACAATTACAAACAGCAATGTTACTAACAGTGGTTTAACTTATATCTATGAGCGCACTATTGAAAATTTAGTAGCAAGCGGCACTGTCAATAATTTCCAATTAAGTAACGCATTTGCAAACAGTGCGGCACTTACTACTCCGTATCTAACTGCTTTCCCAATAGCAAGTGTAGACGGTATTATAGATACAGCCGCTTCATTTAACTATGCTACAAATCAGGTAACACTAAGCAGTTATCCACAAATTGATACTACGGTCAGTGTACAAACAAACCAATTTGCACTTATTGCAAATTTAAAAACTGACACTGTAAAAGTAGACAGTAATTATGGTGAAACAGTACGCATCTCTGCAAATAATAGTGAAGTATACGTAGGTGCTCCTGGTTGGAATAGTGGTTCACGTGGAAACGGCTCTGTTTGGAAGCATGTTAATGTAGCAAAGAAATATGGCAGTGTAACTGGCACAGTCGCAAATTTTATTGTTGCTGCAAATAGCAGTATTCGTATTAATGATTACCTTGTAACATTTGGTCAAACATTTAGACCGCCATATGATCCCATTTATTTTGACAGTAATGTATATCAAGTAGCAAGCACTATTAATGCTGCTGCTATACCAGGCATCACTGCAGTTTCAAACAATGATGGAACAATTACAATAAACAGCGATGCACAAGTTGCGCACAGCAATTTGCATCTGCGTGATGAGTATGGCAGTGTTTTAGAAACTATGGGAATTGCGCAATGGCAATTGGCACAAACAATTTATGCGCCGTTAGCACAAGATACTCTGAGATTTGGTGAACGTTTATCACTTAACCCTGATTCTACTTCACTTGTAATTGGTTCTACACTAAGCAACAACAAGATTACTACTACATTTGATGCTGCGCTAACACGCTTTGATGGTCGTGGTGTACGATTCATTGATACAATATATCGCAGTGGTGCGGCTCATCTTTATGAATATGTGCCAAGTGCAACAGAAAGTGTTAATGATAGTGGCACATTTGTTTATGGCACCATTCTTACACATAATACTGCTAGTTCACTTGAGCGTTTTGCAAGTGGCGTAGATATTTCTAGCAATTTTATTATGGTGGGTGCACCAACTGCAAATATTCTCAATAATCCAACTGGTGCGATGTATGTTTATTATAACAAGAACGCAAATCCAATATGGCAAACTATTCGTAGTCAGCCACAGGATTTTGATAGCAGACTAATTGAACGTGCTTATATCTATAATAGTACTACTAGCAAGTTGATTGCTGATTTGCCTATTGTTGACCTACAGCATGGTTATCTGCCAAATAGCAGTGAAACATATCTTGATTATATTATCAATTATGATCCAGCAGTTTATAGTAATGTTCCAAGCACAGTAAGTTTCTCTTATGATCGTAAGAATAATTGGGGCAGTGAACATGTTGGTAAACTGTGGTGGGATACTAACAGTATAAAGTATTATGATAATACACAAGGAAGCACCCTTGATAGATTTAACTTCTGGGGACTAGCGTTTCCAGCAAGTTCAGTTGTAGTATATGAATGGGTTGAAAGTGATGTTGTGCCTAAAGATTATGCAACTACACATCCACTAACTCCACCACTTTATACTGTAAATGATGTTTACAGCACTCGTGTTATCGTTGATCCGAGTACAGGTTATGCCGTAACAAAGTATTATTTCTGGGTGCGTAATAGCACTAACAATAATAACAATCGTCCAAGCGCACTTGAAATACAGAACACTATTGCTTTCCCAAGAAATAGTGCTGCACCATTTGTTGCAGTAATGAGTACAGGTGCATTTGCTCTTTATAATGCGCAATCACTTATCGCCAATGATACAAACATTGTTATTGAATATAAGAATACTATTAAGCCGCAATTGATTCATAGTGAATGGACGTTATTTGATGATGGCACAGATTTGGGCATTGCAGTTGAGTTCTTAAACAAACTTAATGATAGTTTGCGTGGGCAAGATAGCACTGGTCGTCAAGTTCCAGATGTTAAATTACCAATTGCTCAACGTTATGGCACTGCTATTAGACCTCGCCAGAGTGTATTCAGTGATGCAACGACTGCAAAGAAACTATTCATTGAACAGGTAAACAATTTCTGTACAATCAATCCTATTAAACTTGTTCGCAAGCAAACCATTGAAGCACTTAACATTGCGGAAGCAGAACCGCTAAGTGATTCTTATGTAACACGTGTACAAAATACAACTGAGTTAGGATATCTTGACACAAATGTATATTCTATTGGTGATAGCGTTCTTGTTGCGCAGGGCATTTCTACCCTTGGTGGATGGGGTCTGTATAGATTAGTAAATTCTACAACCAATGTTCGTAGTTGGCAAGTTTATCGTGTCCAAACATATGATGTTAATGCATACTGGAGTTATGGTGATTGGTATAGTAGCAAATTCAATGCTAATATTCTACCAAAGTATACGTTAACCAGCGAAAGTGATATTACTAAGTTGTCATTATTGGTTGGTGATATCATTTATATCATTAATAGTACAGATGGCGGTTGGAAATGGGTTCTTGTAAATGCAAATGGTCTTGAACTTCTTGCACAACAAAATGCCACAATACAGTTTAGTGCAAAACTTTATGATATTAACAGTAGCGGATTTGGTTGGCAAACCAGTAGTTTTGAAAACGTAGCCTATGCTGCAGATAGTGCTATTGAATTTGGTTATATCTTTGATATTATTAAAGACAAGTTGATGGTAAGTGAATATCGCAGTGATTATAAAACACTTGTTAAGTTAATGATTGATACTATCTCTACTCAACATCTGCAAACTGACTGGTTGATGAAGACTTCATTCGTTGACATTTATCATCGTGTTCGTGGACTTGACCCACTGCCAGTTTATCTTCCACAGCCTGAAACTATTGTAACCAGTTTCTTCAGTGAAGTTAAACCATTCCACACAAAGTTAAAGCAATATGTTGCCAAATACGATAACAGCAATGCTATTGAAATTGCGCATACAAATACTACTGACTTTGACTTGCAACCATATTATAGCACTACTAGTGGCAAGTATCGTAGTCCACAATTAAACAATGTGCTTGATACTACTGCACTCACTACTCAGGCAGTTTATCAACCATGGGTTGCTAATCATCTTTATGGTGTTGAGCGTGTAGATATTGTTAATGGTGGTGCAGGATACGGCGGAACAACCACTGTTGAGATTTTAGGCGACGGAAATGGCGCAACTGCCACTCCTATTATTATTAGTGGAATGATTTCTAGCGTAGTTGTAACAAACAGTGGTAAAAATTATACCAATGCGAGTGCGGTTGTGCATGGTTTAGGCACAGGTGCTATCATCATTCCTATTATTGGCAATGGTTTACCACGTACATTTGATACACACATTAAGTTTGATCGTTATACATACAGCAATAGTATTGCAGATTGGGCAGCAAATACTCATTATGCAGTTAATACAGTTGTAGTATATAATCACGAACCTTATAAGACTGTAACCGACCATACAAGTGGCAGCACATTTGACTTTACTAAGTTTATTCTGCTAGTTGTTAAGGTTTGGTATCCGCAAACTCAGTATGCACTTAACGATATTGTAATTTACAATAAAGTAAGTTATATTGCTACTGTTGACTTTACAAGCGGTGCTATATTTGATAGCAATAATCTAGCAAGTTATAGTGGTGCATGGCTTGACAATGCAGCAGATCGTGTTTGGGCATATTATAGTCCAAAGAGTGGCATGGCTGGTCGTGATCTTGCGCAAGTTATGTTAGGTATGGAATATGGTGGCGTTGGTGTCAAGGGTCCAGATTTTAATCAAACACCTGGCTATGATGTTTTAAACTATGATAAGATTGCATATGACTTAAGCACGAGCGATACTGCAAATGTTATTGATGTTTATGGTCCGCAAACTGAAGACACCTACATTCGTAGTGACTTCTTGGATAGCGGTCTTGGTCTTCGTCCACAAGATATTAATGTGGACGGCGGTCAATTCGTTGATGTCTATAGCAGTCATGCTCCAGAAGAGTTAATACCTGGCAGAATATTTGATACACTTGATATTCGTGTAAAGACACTGCCGCTTGGAAGTAATAGCATGGATATTAAAGTATTCACTGCGCCAAGCAACAGTGGAAACTTTATTGATTATGCGGTTGCTACAACTGGTGTTTCATTCCCAATCGGTGGAATTGAAAAGTTTGTAGTACTCGACAAAGTTAAAGGACCACTTGCAGACGGTGTAGATTATACCGTAGATTGGGTTCAAGAATATATTAATTTGAATTATACTGTATCACCTAACACTTTCTTCTATGTGATAATGTTTGGTAGCAACGGTATTAACCCAATTACCGATACCTCATTCTTTGCTGATGGTGTTCGTACAGACTTTGAATTAGATGATAATGTATTAACCGATGTTCAACAAGCATATGTAAAAGTAAATGGTTTTGCTGTTTCAAATTGGACACTTGTTAATAAATTAGAAAATGGTAGAAATGTTCTTGCAGTTCGCTTTGATACCGCACCAAATAACCTAGATTATATACAGATTCATCTGTATGCACTAGCACTTGGTCATCGTGCATATCAAGAATTGTATGAACAAACGTTCTTTACTAGTTCAAGCACTGTATATCCAGCAGATTATACATTTACTTTAAGTAATCCTGAAATTTATGCTGAACCTATTAGTGCATATTCAATTGTTAAGTTAAATGGTAATGGTTTAATTCCACCACAGCAAACTTATTTTGTTGGTGATGGTATTACTACTGTATATAGTATGACAAACAGTTATGTAAAGCCGATTAGCGCAATAACCAATGGTGAAATAACAGTTATTGTAAACAATATAACACAAACTATTGGCATTGATTATACAGTTTATCATGATAATACTAATACAGTTCCTCCTGTTATTACATTTACTGTGCCACCTATTTTAAACAGCAAGATTACAATTAGTGATAGTAGTAATAGTGATTTTAAAATCTATGGTGGTAATACCCTAATACTAAATCAGAATCTAGTAATTCCAAATAACAGTAAAATTACTATTCTTACTCAGGGTAATCATGATGCGCAGGATATGTATACCAAGATATTCAGTGGCAGCACAAGTGATAACACTATTATTGATACAGGTTTTGATAGTGTTGGACTTGATGATCTTGGATTTGACAATGAATTAAATAATCTTACCTCTGCTATCTACTTTACATTACCACATGCAGTAACTAATATTAATCAAATTTATATTACGTACAAGGCACCTGGTACAAGCGGCGGTTATCAATTACTACCATATAATGACTTTGTATTAACAACACCAACTAGAGTACAGTTGGATAATAATCTTAACATTGCACCAACTGGCGTTATTGTTGTTAGAATATTTGGCAGTGATACTAGACATAATGCAATTGAGTATAGAACTTTTAAAGATTTAAATGATAACACTCGTTATTATGCAGTTACTCCACAACATACTACTAAGTTGGCGGCTGATCTTGCATACGACGATGATATGATTTATGTTGATAATGCTGCATTGTTACAAACTCCTGATCCAACTACTAATACTGCTGGTGTAGTCTTTATTGATGGCGAACGTATTACCTATGGTTATATTGACATAGTAAATGATGCACTTGGAAATATTCGCCGTGGAACTGCTGGCACTGGTGTTCGTGATCTTTATACTGCTGGCACTACAGTGGTAGATACAAGCAGCAGTCAAGAGATACCGAACAGTCAGGATACATTTACCGTGACACCAATTGATACCTATATAACTAATGGATATAATACTCAAATATTAGTGCCTGCTGGTTCCACTATTAAACAAGGCAAGTTGTTTACTAATATCGGTGAATCATTACAAAATAGCAATACACAACAAGCAATCTTTATAAGAAGTACGACATGAATAAATCAACAGTAAAAAAACCAATAAATAACATACAGGAAAAATCCGCTAGGAAAAATGATATGAATAAACCAAACGAGCAAAGTGGCGTACTATTACAGGGTCATCTGAAGATATTTGACCCAACTAGTGGTGAAGTATTTGTTAATAAGCGCAATGCAATTCACTATGAAAATTTTAGTTTGTCACTTGCACAAAGTATGGGTAATGTTGGTCAAGGTTGGATCAGTGAAATGGCATTTGGCAATGGCGGAACTAGTGTAGACCCAACGGGTGTTATTACATATCTTCCAACAAATACTAGCGGTAGTAATAGTTCGCTTTATAATCAAACCTATTACAAGGTTGTTGATAACAACAGCACATATAACCTTGACCCTACCAGAAATAAAATTGAAATTCGTCATACTGCTGGTACAGTGTATAGTGATATCTTTATTACTTGTACGCTAGATTATGGCGAGCCAAGTGGACAGCAAGCATTTGATAATACTACTAACCTTAATGATACATTTGTATTTGATGAACTTGGTATTAAGGCATGGAATGGCAGCACAGTAGATAATGGTAATCTTATTACTCATGTCATCTTCCATCCAATTCAAAAAAGTTTAAATCGTTTGATTCAAATTGATTATACTATTCGTGTTCAAACGCTAACCAACCTAACATCGCAGGTATAACGAATGTCATTTTATATCAATTACACAAACGGAACACAGTTAGCAACGGTTGTAGACGGTACAGTTAATACTACTGCAGCGCCAATCACACTAATTGGTAAGAACTTTCCAACATATGGTGAGTTACTAAACCAAAACCTAGTAAGCATGTTGGAAAACTTTGCAAATGCAACTGCACCAACCTATGCACTGACAGGTCAGTTATGGTATGATAGTCTTAACAATGTATTGCAATATTATCGTGGTGGCAGTACTGCTCCTTATTGGCAAACATTAAGTAACATTGTGTTTAGTGCAACAACTCCAACTGTCGCACAACAAAATGATCTATGGTGGGATAGCACCAACCAACAATTAAAATTCTATGACCAAATGGCATGGATTACTATTGGTCCACAAACTACCAATGATGGTTTAAATCGTGTTAGCGGTACAAATAGTTTCATTGTACAAATTGGTGGCAATAATCTATTCACTGTTGATGCTTATGGACGTGTAAATGCTGGTTATAATCCTATAGTTCAAGGTACTGGCCGTGCTAGTGGAACTGTTTTTACTGGCAGTGGTCTGCTAGTTCCGGGTACATGGATTCCAAGCACTGTTAGTATTAATATAGGTACTAACTTTAACGCTTCAACTGGTATCTTTACTTGTCCTGCTGCTGGCATTTATGAAGTAACAGGTACAGTAATTAGTTTAGGATATAGTCCAGAAACCACACAACAAATGAACTGGTGGAAAAATGGTAGTGATACAGGAATCAGTGCTCGTGCTAAAAATATTAGTAGCGGTGCAAATAGTTCCATCATTCCAATGACTGCAACAGGTTTCATACAGTGTGCGGCTGGTGATACCATTCAATTAGTCGTTGCTGCTGATAGCAGTGGTGTAATTGATTATCAAAACAGCAGTATGGGCATTCGTCTCGTTCAGTAATTCCTATAAATAAACTAGGAAGGTTTGAATGAGTTATAATGTTTATCACACCGATGGTGCACTGCTAACAACCGTTAATGATGGTTCTCTTAACACTGTTACGAGCATAAGTTTAGTTGGCATCGGATATGCCAATTACAGCGAAACTATTTCAGAAAGTTTCGTTCATCTTATGGAAAATTTTGCGAGTGCAGTTAGTCCGCTTTCTCCACTTGTAGGTCAACTCTGGTGGGATAAAACCAATGGACATCTTAATGTCTATGATGGCACACAATTTAAAAGTATTAACCCAACTACAATAAGTGCAACAACGCCTACCGATGCGGTAAATGGT